CAAAACCCGTTTAGCCACAAGGGTAAAAATCGACTTCCCAAAATCCCGAAATTTTTTAAGGGGGTACAGGTTTTTGAAACTCTATGATAAAAATGCGGTTGCAAAATTCCTTGATATGACCCCCAAGAACGTAGAGAGGTTGACAGAGAAAGGGGTATTGAAACCGAAACAAGGAAAATTATACTCAATCACGGAAGCCACGCAGGCTTATATACGATTCCTACGGCAACAAAACCCGGACACCGAGGAAGTGGTAGACTTAAACGAGGAAAGGGCGAAACTTGCGAGGGCAAAACGCCAAAAAGCAGAGTTGGAGTTATCAGTAGCGGAGGGGGAATTACACGCAGCGGAGGACGTGCAAAAGATTATGACCGCCACGCTCATTAACTTTAAGACCAGACTTAGTGCGATACCCGCAGAGGAAGCCGAAAAGTTGGCAACAATGACCGACAAGGCGAAAATCTTTACATACCTAAACGGCAGGATAAAAGAAGCACTTACGGAGTTATCCAATTTTGAGGAAGTCTTTGCGGAGGAAATAAAGGAAGATGAAGAAAAAGACAGTTGATTTATTCAAAAGCATATTCAAAGTATTAGAGCCACCGCCCGACCTCACGCTATCGCAATGGGCGGACAAGTACCGCCGTCTTTCCTCTGAATCGGGAAGCAAGGGCGGACATTGGGATACGGAAAAAGCACCGTGGCAGCGGGAGGTAATGAACGCAATAACGGACGTGTCGGTGGAAAAAGTGGTTGTAATGAGTGCTGCACAAATGGGGAAAACTGACGCTTTTTTGTTGAATACGATAGGGTACTATATGCACTACGACCCCTGCACGATACTATGTATGCAGCCGACTTTATCCCTTGCGGAAACAATGAGCAAGGACAGGCTTATGCCTATGGTAAGGGATACGCCTGTATTGAGGGATAAGATTAACGAGAAATCAAGGACGAGTGGAAACACGATATTTAAGAAAGCGTTTCCGGGCGGTCGTATCACAATGACAGGGGCAAACTCTCCGACCGAACTTAGAAGCAGACCTATCCGGGTACTGCTTGCAGATGAAATAGACGCATACCCGCCGACCGCAGGAGCAGAGGGGGACCCTCTCATACTTGCAGGAAAACGACTAACGACCTATTGGAATCGTAAGGAAGTGGATACAAGCACCCCGACAATCAAAGGGGTAAGCCGTATCGAAATGGAGTACGAACATTCCACTATGGAGGAATGGAATGTGCCTTGCCCTGCTTGCGGTGCGTTGCAGCCGTTGGAATGGGGCAACCTTATTTACAAGGTAGACGAGGACGGAGAAGTACAAGAAACAACCTACGCCTGTAGCGAATGTGGAGTTATCAGTAGCGAGGTAGAATGGAAAGAACATTTTCCAGAGGGCAAATACATAGCGAAGTACCCACGGCGTAAAGTGAGGGGATTCCATTTCAACTCTTTAGCGTCTACCTTTTTCGGTTGGGATAAGATAGTAAAGGGATTCCTTGAAGCGAACGAAGCCAAGAAAAAGGGAAACCTTGAATTGATGAAGTCTTGGGTAAATACCGAGTTAGGGCAGACTTGGGAGGAAGAGGGGGAGAATGCAAACAAGGACGAACTTTTACGCCGTAGGGAGAAATACAAGTGCGAAGTGCCGGACGAGGTAATAGCACTCACGGCAGGAATCGACACGCAAGATGATAGATTCGAGGTTGAGGTTGTCGGTTGGGGCGTGGGTCACGAATCATACGGGATATACTACAAAAGGATTTACGGCGATTTGAAGCAAGCCGAGGTTTGGAATCTGTTAGACAATTTCCTTTTGCAGACATTCAAAAAAGCAGACGGTACGCAGATGAAAATAATTTGTGCCTGTATGGATTCGGGAGGACACTTTACCAACAAAGTATATAAATTCTGCAAGCAGAGGACGGCGAGAAAGGTATTTGCGATAAAAGGACGTGGCGGTGCAGACCACCCTTATATCCCGAAGCCGTCCAAGAGCAACCGAGAGCAGACATATCTTTTTAATCTTGGAGTGGATACAGGGAAAAGCATACTCTTACAGAGGTTACAGATTGACGAAGAGGGACCGGGGTACTGCCACTTTCCAAAGGACGAGGGCGAAATGCTAAGAGGATATGACGAGGACTATTTTAAGGGGTTGACGGCAGAAAAACAGGTATTAAGGTACAAGAAAGGACGCCCGTATTTTGAATGGGAGTTGACAGGAGAAACCAAGCGTAACGAGCCTTTGGATTGCAGGAATTACGCACAGGCAGCAATAGAGATTACAGGATTGACACTAAAAGCACCGCCTAAGAAGCCGACACAGGCAGCAGGGGCAGTAACGGCGAAACGCAGGCGGAGAGGAAACAGGAGCGGAGGTATTACATAATGGCAGGAATCACACTAAAAGTAGCAAGAGAACACCTTGAAATGTGGCTCAAAGCCGAGGAAGAGGTAGCGGTAAACCAAGCATACACCATAGGCGGTAAATCTTTCACAAGGGCAGATTTGGGACAGATACGCAAAGAGATAGATTATTGGTCTAACAAGGTGGCGGAGTTGGAGAATTTAGCTAAAAGAAACGGCAGAAACAGGGTATTTAGGGTAGTGCCGAGAGATTTATAAAAGATTGCCCGCCATTGCCCGATTTTTTATGTTATTATATAAACTGCAAAAGCACCAAGAGGAAGCCGAAAGGTTGCCGAGGGTGCTATTTTTATGCGGATTTTGTGCCACATAATCAGGAATTTGTAGCACAGAAAGGAGAGTAAAGCGGTTGAATCTGTTAGATAAAGCGATTTGTGCGGTATCCCCGGAAAAGGGATTAAAAAGGGAAGTGGCACGGCAGAAACTACGATTGATAGATAGCGGTTATGGAAACCACGGGGCAAGTGCAACGAAAAAATCTGTCATAGGGTGGACGCACGGCGGAGGTAGCCACAAAGAGGACATAGAGGAACACGTTGACACGCTACGGCAAAGGACAAGGGATTTATACTATGGCGGGTCAAACCTTGCAACGGCAGCAATCAAAAGGTTAAGGACAAACGGCATAGGAACGGGGTTACACCTAAAAAGCACTATTGACGAGGTATTTTTAGGGATAACCGAGCAGGAAGCAAGGGAATTAGAGGAAACAATAGAAAGGGAGTTTGCACATTGGGCGAACTCCACGAATTGCGACTTAGAGAGGTTGGATAATTTCTATCAGTTGCAGCAGTTGGCATTATTAAACGCCCTACTTAGCGGAGATTCCTTTGCGATTATGAGTACCACGGAACGGACCGGCAGCATATACGACCTACGGATACACCTTATTGAAGCAGACAGGGTAAGCACCCCGGACAACGAAGCAATCAACCCTCTGTTTTGCGAGGGCGTGGAGAAAAACAAAGCCGGGGAAGTGGTAGCCTATCATATATCGAAATTCCACCCGCTCTCATTTTCAGACAGAGAGCCGAGGGAGTGGGTAAGGGTAAAGGCATACGGGGAAAAGACAGGCAGGCGGAATATACTGCACATTATGAATCGGGAGCGTATCGGGCAAGTCCGGGGCGTTCCTTTTTTATCCCCCGTAGTGGAAACGATAAAGCAGTTGGGTAGGTATACCGAAGCCGAGGTATTGGCAGCAGTTATTAACGGACTTTTTACGGTTTTTATTGAAAAAGAGAGTGCAAGTGAAGATGTGCCTTTCGGGGAATCAGTACCCGAAGAGTTACAGGTGGACGCAGAGGACGAAAACAGTATAGAACTTGCACCGGGGGCGGTTATCGACCTTGGAGAGGGCGAGAAAGCCAATATGGTAAACCCCGGCAGACCTAACCCGAACTTTGACCCTTTCGTGATAGCGATAATCAAGCAGATAGGGGCAGCGTTGGAGATACCATACGAAATACTCATTATGGCATTCAGCAATAATTATTCAGCGTCAAGGGCCGCCATATTGGAATTTTTCAAGGTAATAAAGATGTATCGGGAATGGTTTATAGCGGACTTTTGCCAACCTGTATATGAAGAGTGGTTGTGCGAAGCGGTGGCAAAGGGCAGAATTAACGCCCCCGGATTCTTTACAGACCCGATTATAAAAGACGCTTATTGTAGTGCCGAGTGGAACGGACCGAGTGCAGGGCAGTTAGACCCGAAAAAGGAAGTTGAAGCAGCGGAATTAAGGGTACAAGGTGGATTCTCCACAAGGGAAAAGGAAACAACAGAACTTACAGGCACGGACTTTTACAAGAATATTAAGCAGCGTAAACGTGAGGAAAAAATGCTAAAGGAGGTAACGGAAATTGCAGGGATTAAGACTAATTCCGGGAATGCTGGCGGTAAGGAATCAGATACAGGCAACGACACCGAAACCGACCCCGACAGGGCAGACACAGACAACGGAGGGGAAGAGCAGGAGGAAGCCGAGGAATAAAGCCGAGGTAAAGAAATTTTGGGATTTTGTGGCAGGAGCGGACGAGAAAACGGCGGAACTTTTGTTATACGGCGAAATATCGGAGTATTCGTGGTACGGGGATGAGATTACGCCGGAGGTATTCAACAACGACCTAAAGGAGATAGGTGCAGTTGAAGAAATAACCGTGCGTATCAATTCCGGGGGCGGAGATGTGTTCGCAGCGGTGGCGATTTACACACGGCTCAAAGAGCATAAGGCAAAAATAGCCGTCAAGATAGACGGTTGGTGTGCGAGTGCAGCCACGATTATAGCAATGGCAGGGGATACGGTAGAAATATCCGTGGCGGGTGTGTTTATGATACACGACCCTTTAGCCGGGTTGCTTGGCTATTACAACACCACCGAACTAAACAAGATTGTAAAGGAGTTGGAAACAATCAAGCAATCAATCGTAAATTGCTATATGACCGTATCCGACAAGTCCGAGGAAGAGATAAAAAGCCTTATGACGGACGAGGGTACTTGGTTTACAGGGCAGGAAGCGGTTGACGCAGGATTTTGTACCGCCGTTATGTTCACGGACGTAAAAACGGAGGTAGAGGACGCAGAAACGGTTATTGTAAATGCCGTTTCTATCGGATTAGAGCGGTTTCACACCGTGCCAAAAGGGTTATTGGGCTATAAGAGCAGCCTTAATAATAATACCAATGCAAAAAATAAGGAGGAAAGCAAAATGACATTGGAAGAGTTAAAAACGAAACACCCGGACGTTGCCAATGCTTATAAAGCCGAGATTTTGGCGGAATCAGCGGACGGGGCAGCAGACACCACGGCAGCAGTTGACGCAGAGAGGGCGAGAATCAAGGCTATAGATGATTGCACCCTGCCGGGATTTGAGGATATGGCGAACAAAGCCAAGTACGAGAATCCGATTACCGCCGAAGCCTTTGCAATGCAGATTATCGCAGAGCAGAAAAAGCAGGGTAGCACTTTTCTTGCAAACCGTGAATCAGACGTGCAGGATTCCGGCATTGAGGAAGTTACACCTACTTCAAACGCAGGCGGTAAGCAGGGCGAGGAAGATGACCCTTTCGGAAATCTGATTGATAAGATGTACCCGGAAACCAAGTAAGAGATAAGGAGGATAAAGACAATGGCAGCAGGAAAAGAGTTGTTAGGCACTTACAAGCCTAAAATGGTGCTTGCGGGGGATTTTCCCGTTGTGACCGATTCGGGCACGGTAGCCACAGGGGAAACAATCGTAGAACTTATGCCCGTGGTACTTGGCACGGACGGCAAATTAAAAGCCGTGACCGCAGACACGGTAGCAGATGTATACGGTATCGCAGCACAGGACGCAGACGCAGGGGAAGAGGTAGTAATTTATCTCACGGGGCAGTTTTTCGGTGACGCTATCGTTACCCCGGCAGGGACCACGGCAGCGGACTTCAAAGCACCATTCAGAAAACTTAATATTTTCTTGGTGGATACCGAGAACGCAGCAACAGAAGATGATTAAAACGATTGATTAAGGAGGATAAACAAAATGGCAATTAGCATTTATGACCCAAGGACAATGGGAAAACTGATTGAGCGTATGCCGAAAGTACATACCTTTATCAAGTCTACCTTTTTCCGCAACGTGGAAACTTTCGATACGCAGAAAATCGACGTTGATTTTAAGAAAGGAAACAGACAGTTAGCACCTTTCGTACACAAAAAGATTGGCGGGGCAACAATCGAAAACGAGGGGTATCAGACCAATACCTACGAACCGCCCCTTGTAGCACCTAACAAGATTACGACCATTGACGATATTTTGAAGCGTACACCCGGCGAGAGCCTGTATAACGGAAAGACACCAAACGAGCGGGCGGTAGAGAAAATGCAGCGTGATTTTAGGGAGTTGGACGAGATGATTACCCGCCGTGAAGAGTGGATGTGCTGCCAAGCCTTGTTTACGGGCAAAATTCCGATTCTTGACAAGGACGGAAAGCAGATACAGGCAGAGGTTGATTTTCAGTTTACCAACAAGGAAACGCTTCCGGCAGCGAAAAAGTGGAATGCTTCAAGCGGTGGAAAGATTAAGCAGTTAAAAGATTGGCGTAAACAGGTGCAGAAAACAGGTTTTGTAAACTGTAATGTATGCCTTATGGGGGCGGACGCATTGGAAGCGTTCTTGTCGGACGAGGAAGTGCAGAAAGTGCTTGATGTACGCCGTTTCGAGGTTGCGGTTATCGCACCAAAGGAACTTCCTAACGGTGCGACCTATGTAGGCACGATTCACGAGTTGGCAATGGATATTTACACCTACAACGAGTGGTATCTCGATAATTGGACGGACAAGAGCAAGCCGGAGGACAAGCCTTTACTGCCTGCTAATATCGTTGCGTTGCTGTCCACCGAAGCGGAATACTCTATGTATTACGGTGCGGTCGGTATCGTGGACGAAGCAGGAAAGACTATTGCGGTAGCCGAGGGGTCGAGAATCCCGGAGCAATGGGTAAAGAGAAGTCCTGCAAGGCGTTTCTTGCAGTTGAACTCCGCCCCTCTTTGCGTACCGCACGAGGTAGATTCTTGGTTTGTTGCTACCGTCTGCTAAAAGGCGGTGGCAGCCTATGAAGAACTTTAAGGAGTTGCTTGATAAGGACTTGGGTACGACTTTCTACAATACGAGGGAATTTGCGGAAATCCAAAGGGTCAAATATGACGGGATAGAAAAAGAGATTCCCGTTGTATTTGATTCCGAGGAATCCAAGGAGCGGAGCATATCGGTAAACGACAAAGCCGAGGGTATCCACAGGGAAATAACAGTTGTGAGGGTACGGTTAGCCGACCTGTCAAGAGAGCCAAGGCAGGGGGCGAGGTTTTGGGTTGCAGGAGAACTCTTTACCGTTCTTAGTTGTAGGAACGAGTACAACGAATTGATTATTGAGTTGGAAAGGTTTGACGAGTAATGGTAGGAATCGAGATTGAACAGGCAACGCTTGACCGCATACACGCTATTTTAGCAGGGGTGCAGGACGCAGACAAAAAGGTGCTAAAGCCTGCATTGACAAGAGGACTTATGGCGGGGAAAACCCAAGCCAAGAGGGAGGTACGGCAGACGTATCATATTAGTGCAGGAGATTTTAGCAGCCGAGGGCGTATCAATCTCAACAATGTATCACAGACAGGCGAGGGCATAGTAGGAAGCATAGAGTATTCCGGGGGCGTGATACCCTTGATTAAGTTTAAGGTAACGCCAAAAACACCCGCACAAAGGAAAACGCCAAGTGCAGCGGTATTAAGGGCGAATAGCCTTGTACCGTTTGTAAGGCGGAAAGATGTTTTTGTGGCTCAAATGAAATCGGGCCATATCGGGATATTCGACCGACAAGAGGGTAAGTATTCCTCAAAGCGTGGTACGGGCAGGAATAAGCACACCGAAGCATTAAAAGAATTGCAATCCCCGGCAGTACCGACAATGGTAGGCAATGAGGAAGTTATGCAATCGGTCGAGGACAGGGTAGCCGAGGTTATCAATCAGAGAATCGACCACGAGATAGAGAGGTTGCTTAATCGGAACGGAGGTTAAGGAGTGACACCATTAGACCTATTGCAATCCTTGAAAGGTTATTGCGAGGAAAACACCAAGGATTTGATAATGCCCGCCAAAGTGCCTAAGAACGGCACAGACAGGGCGGAGCGTCCGCCAAGGGTTTTTATCGGCAATCTGCCGGACAAGGAAGCGGAGAACAGGGAAGCACCTTACATACTGCTTAAATTGCTTACCACAAAGGACGAGGACGAGCAAAGCACGGCACAGGTGCGTATCATCTTTGTTACATATTCGGAGGATAAGCAGGAGAACTATATACAATGCCTAAACGCCTTGACACGGATAAAAAGCAAACTGTTAGAGGACGTTGTAATAGCAGAGCGGTATTCCTGCCAAAAGCCGATAGAATCCATTATGTACGAAGATGATTTGGAAATATATCAAATTGGCGAGATTATGACTATTTGGGAAATGCCACAGGTCGTAAGAAACGTGAACGATTATATCAGATAGGAGGGCAGACAATGGCAGGAAGAAAGAAAACGGCAGCAGACAACGCCACGACAACCGAGGACGGCGTTAAAACCGAAGAGGTGTGGAATGTTACCGCCGAAGCGGAAAAGACGCAGGAAACGGCAAATACGGAAGCCACAGAGGGTAGTTTTATCTATGTGGGACCGTCACTTAGGACGGGCGTTAGGAAAAACACAGTATTTACAGGCACGAGGGAAGAGGTTGAAGAGTATTTGAAACCTACGCTTGAAGCGTATCCACAGGCGAAAACGCTATTGATTCCCACGGAAAGCCTTGCAAAAGTCAAGTCACAGGTCAACACAAGGGGTACGTTACTCAATAAGTATTATACCGACCTTTTGAGCCTGTCGGCAAAAAGATAAGGAGGATAAGACAAAATGAGCAATTATTATCACGGCGTAAAAGCAAGCAAAAGGGCAACGTCCGTATCTACCCCTGTAGAAGCGGATAGCGGTATTCATTTCATTGTCGGTACTGCCCCGGTGCATACCGTGGACGGAAAGGTCAATGAGCCGATTTTGGTATACTCCAAGGCGGAAGCGTTGGAGGCGGTCGGTTATAGTGACGATTGGAAGAAATACGATATTTGCGAGGAAATCTATACGGCGTTTGACCTGTACGGAATCGCACCTATCGTTATCGTGAACGTGCTTGACCCCGCAAAGCACTTGGCAGGAGAGGTAACGAACGATTTTACGCTTGTAGCAGGCGTTACCGAGTTGCCATTTGAAGCAATCGCAGACAAGGTAACGGTAAAGGGTTACGATTCGGAGGAAGCCTTGACGGAATCTTACGAGCGTGGAACGGATTACGACCTTTTATATACGGACGGCGTATTACGCCTTGAACGTATCGAGGGCGGAAAGATTACATCAGACACCGCAAAACTCAATATCAAGTACAATGCGGTAGACGTTTCCAAGGTCACAAAGGCGGATATTATCGGCGGATATGACACAAATACCAAGAAAAACAAAGGGTTTGAGTTGGTAAATTCCGTTTTCCCAAAATTCCGGATTGTGCCGGATATTCTGCTTGCACCGAACTTTTCACACGATAGCGAGGTTGCAGCAGTTATGGCAACAAAGGCAAGCAGCATTAACGGCTTGTTTGTAGGAAAGGCAATTATTGACGCCGACACGACCGTAGCAAAAACTTACACCGAAGCCGTGGAGTGGAAAAATCAGAAGAATATCACGCAGCCGGAGCAACTTTTAGGGTGGCCTATGTTCGCTCTTGGAGGTAAGATATACCACCACTCTACGCAACTTGCAGGCAGAATTACGGCAACAGACAGTAACGAGGATATGGGCGGTGGCTCTCCGGCGGAATCTGCAAGCAACAAGTCCTTGAAGATTGACGGAATGGTGCTTGCGGACGGAACGGAGGTACTGCTTGACTTACAGACGGCAAATTACCTCAATTCCAACGGCATTATCACAGGATTAAACCTTATG